TGGAAGCACTACACCAAACACAACTATCCGTTCTGGTTATAAAGTGTACCGATTTAGCCAAGGTACTGGCAATATTCAGTGGTGATAGATATGGCACATTACGCATTCCTTGATTCAAACAACGTCGTGACCGAAGTTATTACTGGTCGAGACCAAGGATTAGACGACACGGATTGGGAGCAATGGTACGGCGAGTTTCGTGGTCAAGTTTGCAAGCGTACTAGCTATAACACTCACGGTGGCAAGCACTTGTTAGGCGAAAAGCCGTTTCGCAAAAACTATGCGGGAATTGGTTACACATACGACTCTGCCCGTGATGCGTTTATTCCTCCACAGCCATTCCCATCATGGGTCTTGAACGAAGAAACCTGCCAATGGGATGCTCCTGTTGCGATGCCTACGGATGATCAGCGTTACTACTGGGATGAGGAAACATTGTCTTGGGTTGTAATTCCAACCCCAACCCTTGAGGCTTAAATGGAACTGCTAAATCCTTTATCTCGATCAAACTTTCCAGCCCAGACCGCAGCGTTTAGCGGCACGGCTGGATCAACGACTGGTTGGAACACTGGCCCAGAGGGCGTGATGGTTTGGTCGGATCAGCCGTGCTATGTTGTTGTTGGCGAAAACGTCACGGCAACAACGTTTGATACACCTATTCCCGCATTTACGCCTATTCCGTTTAAGATTCAGTCATCCGTTTCTGGTGTTTGGCGGGTGAGCGCGATCCAAATTGCGTCAAGCGGCACAATCTACTGCAAGCCATTGAATAAGCAATGAGTTATTATGGCGTTGACATTCGGAATTCGCTGCCCATAGGTTTGGGCGGCATTATTTCGTTGCTTTCCGGCAGCGGTAGCAGTCTGCCTTTGGTATATAACGCGCTGTTGATGGAATCTAATGATTTTCTGTTGCAAGAAGATAACGGCTTGATTTTGCTGGAGAATTAAACTGTACCGGCCCAGTTGACCGGGGAATCTCAGGATTCACAATGTCCGAAGAAGTAGTAGCGATTGAAGCGGAAGTAGCGCCCGCGCCGGAACTGGATGTCACGGCGACTCCAGAACCTGTAGATACGCCGGAAGTTGCGCCCAAGACCTTCTCGCAAGAGGAACTTGATGCCGCGATTCAAAAACGTCTCGCAAGAGAACAGCGAAAGTGGGAGCGTGAGCGTCAAGCACCGCCGCCCGTTGCCGTTGATGTTCCACCTGTAGATCAGTTTGATTCGGTTGATGCTTACGCAGAAGCCAAAGCAATCCAGCTAATCGCACAACGGGACCAGCAGCGCCAACAGACGGAGATTCTTGAGGCATATCACGAGCGTGAAGAAGAGGCTCGGACCAAGTACGATGACTTTGAACAGGTCGCGTACAACCCAAGTCTCAAGATCACGACCGTGATGGCGCAAGCGATTCAAGCCTCTGATGCTGGCCCTGATGTAGCTTACTACCTTGGGTCTAATCCAAAAGAGACAGATCGCATTTCCCGTCTTAGCCCGATTTTGCAAGCAAAGGAGATTGGACGCATTGAGGCTAAAATAGCCAATGATGTTCCAGTTAAACGTACTACGTCCGCGCCCGCACCGATTAGTCCGGTAACAGCCAGAACTTCAGGCAATCCAAGTTATGATACGACCGATCCTCGGTCTACTAAAACCATGACTGCCTCGGAATGGATTGAAGCAGACAGGCTGCGCCAGATTAAAAAGGCACAAGCTCAACATCGCTAACTTTTAAGGAATGTACAAGTGTCCAATTCTATCTTAACGATTGACATGATCACCAGGAAGGCCCTGGAGATCTTGGAAAACAATCTGGTTCTTACCCGTAACGTGAACCGTCAGTACGACGACAGCTTTGCTGTTGAAGGTGCAAAGATCGGTTCGACCCTGCGTATCCGTCTGCCCGACCGCGCTCTGGTGACGGACGGTGCCGCCCTGCAAGTTCAGGACGACAACGAGCAGTTCACCACCTTGACCGTGGCTTCGCAGAAGCATATCGGCGTGAACTTCACGTCTGCCGAACTGACAATGCAGTTGGATGACTTCGCAGAGCGCGTTCTCAAGCCGCGTATCTCGCAGTTGGCCTCCAGCATTGACGCTGACGTTGCTAATGCTTACAAAGCAATTGGTAACACGGTTGGCACCCCAGGCACCACGCCAGCGACTTCGTTGGTTCTGTTGCAAGCTCAACAGAAGCTGAACGAAAACGCTGCTGTGATGTCACCACGTTATGCAACGGTTAACCCCGCTGCAAACGCTGGTCTGGTTGAAGGCATGAAGGGTCTTTTCAATCCTACGGACACAATCTCCAAGCAGTTCAAGAACGGCATGATGGGGACTGGTGTTCTTGGGTTTGACGAGATCAATATGTCTCAGTCAATCAAGCAGCACACCACCGGCAACTGGGGTACCTCGATCACTGTCACCAGCACCGTTTCGACTCAAGGTCAATCGACCCTCGGCATTTCGTTCACCGGCTCCAGCAGAACTTGGACCGTTGGCGATGTGTTTACGGTTGCCGGCGTTTACGCTGTCAACCCACAGACCCGCGAGTCGACTGGTTCGCTTCAGCAGTTCGTTGTGACCGCTGCGGCAACGGGTTCGTCTACCGCTACTCTGAGCATTTCGCCAGCGATCTACACGGCAGACAATGCTCTGGCAACGGTTGACAGCTTCCCACAGGCTTCGGCTGTTGTGACGATGGTTGGTTCGGCAAACACTCAGTTCCCACAGAACCTCGTGTACCACAAGGACGCGATCACGTTTGCTACGGCTGACTTGTTGCTTCCGCAGGGTGTTGATATGGCTGCTCGCGCAGTGCATAACGGTATTTCGTTGCGTGTCGTTCGCCAGTACGATATTAACAACGACCGTCTGCCTTGCCGTATTGACGTTCTGTATGGCTTTAGCACGATTCGTCCACAGATGGCTTGCCGCATCTGGGGTTGAACCTTTTAATTTAAGGAAATATTATGGCTCTCCCTAATGGTGGTGGTGGTTACCAAGTTGGTGCAGGTAACCGTCAAGAAACAATCCTCAGTGCTATGGCCGCTCCACAAACGGCCACGGCAACTGCAACCTTGACCGCAGCGCAGATTGCTAGTCAGATGCTGGTTGCTAACCCTGGCACTTCGGCAGCAACGTACACGCTGCCTTTGGGCACGGCGATTGATGCTGCTGTTCCTAACGCCACGGTCGGTAGCACGTTTGACTTGTCAATCGTAAACATCGGCACTTCGTCTGGCGCAGTGACGTTGGCTGTTAACACTGGTGTGACCGATGGCGGCAACGCTTTGGTTGCTATCGCTGTTACAACCAGCCAGTTGTTCCGTTTCCGTAAGACCGGCGACGGTACTTACGTTGTTTACCGTTTGGGCTAAAAGCCTAAATCTAAGGGGGAGGGCCACAAGCTCTCCCCTTTTTTAAAGGAATTATTATGCCTAATACGCAAGCAATTGGGGTCGCATATTCCGACCCAGAATTTACGACTTGTTATGCAAGTCAGGAAATTGGGTACAGCGCAGGTGCTCAAGGTACGGTGACGCAAGCAACAAACAAGTCTACTGCCGTTACGCTGAACAAAAGCGCCGGTCGTATTACGATGAACAATGCGGCTTTGGCTACACAGACCAATGTTTTGTTTACGCTTAACAACAATTTGCTTGGGCCTAACGATGTTTTGATCGTTAGCGTTTCGGGTGGTGGTACTTCTGGTGCTTACTGGCCTTACGTTGCCAGCCAAACAACCGGCAGCGCCCAAATTGGTCTGTTTAATAACACGGGTGGCAGTTTGTCTGAGGCTGTTATCATCAACTACGCAATCATTCACTGCTTGAGTTAACAGGCGGGGCTTCGGCCCCTCCTTCTGAGGTTTACGATGGCAACATATTCGGCTGGCGATCAAATCAACCGCGCCCTGCGTTTGTTGGGGGTTCTGGCAGAAGGTGAAACCACCTCAGCGTCTGTGTCGCAAGATTCATTGATGGCAATGAATCAGATGATTGACAGTTGGAACACTGAGCGGCTGTCGGTGTTCTCAACCATAGACCAGATCGTTAATTGGCCTGTCAATGCAATTAACGCTACGCTCGGCCCGTCAGGGTCTTTGGTTCGTCTAAACGGTACTGCGGTTCGTCCCATTCTGGTTGACGACGCGACGTATTTCCGTGACCCGCAGACCAATGTGTCTTACGGGATCAAGCTGATCAATCAGCAACAGTACAACGGGATTGCGGTTAAGACTGTAACGTCTACCTATCCGCAGGTCATGTTCGTAAACATGACCTACCCAGATATTGACATCTTTATTTACCCCAAGCCCACGCGCTTGCTAGAGTTTCACTTTATCAGCGTTCAAGAGTTGACCCAACCGGCAACGCTGGCGACTACGCTGGCCTTCCCCCCGGGTTATCTGCGGGCGTTTACCTACAACTTGGCGATGGAGATTGCGCCTGAGTTTGGCGTTGAACCCTCGCCTCAGGTGCAGCGGATTGCTATGACCAGCAAGCGCAACCTCAAGCGCATCAACAACCCTGACGATGTAATGTCGATGCCTTACGCAATTGTTGCAACGCGGCAGCGATACAACATTTTTGCTGGAAACCTGTAATGAAGACCCCCATTCTGGGCAGCGCCTACGTTGCTCGGTCGGTCAACGCCGCCGACAACAGAATGGTGAACTTGTTCCCAGAAATTGTGCCGGAAGCTGGTAAGGAAGCAGCGTTCTTAAACAGAGCGCCAGGTCTAAACCTGCTGGCAACAATCGGCACTGGACCAATCAGGGGCCTGTGGGCGTACTCGTCTGATGACAGCACCGCGTTTGTCGTTAGTGGCACCCAGTTGTACAAGATCAACAAAAGCTACACCGCAACGCTTCTGGGCACGGTGGTTGGCACCGGGCCAGTTAGCTTGGCCGATAACGGTACGCAGTTGTTTATAGCGGCTAACGGCCCTAGCTACATTTACAACAACACCACCAATGTTTTTGGTCAAATCACCGATCCAGACTTCCCCGGCGCTGTAACCGTTTGCTTTTTGGACGGTTACTTTGTGTTCAACGAGCCAAACAGCCAGAAGTTGTGGGTGACTGAGCTGCTAGACGGTACGTCTATTGACCCGCTTGAGTTTGCCAGTACTGAAGGATCGCCAGATGGTTTGATTGCGGTGGCAGCAAACTTCCGCGAGGTGTGGGCGTTTGGCACCAACTCAATTGAAGTCTGGTACGACTCTGCAAACCCTGACTTCCCGTTGGAGCGCATTCAAGGCGCGTTTAACGAGCTTGGTTGCGCTGCGCCATATTCTGTTGCCAAGATGGACAACGGGATGTTTTGGCTTGGGCGTGACCGTCGCGGTCAGGGCATGGTCTACCGTGCCAACGGATACACCGGCCAGCGGATCTCTACCCATGCAATTGAATGGCAGATCCAGCAGTACAGCGACATCTCTGACGCAATCGCCTACACGTACCAGCAAGACGGGCATTCTTTCTATGTGCTGATTTTCCCAACGGGCAACGCTACGTGGGTGTACGACGCGGCGACGGAATCCTGGCATGAGCGGGCTGGTTGGGTAAACGGTGACTTTACCCGTCACCGCAGCAACTGCCAGATGTCGTTTAACAATAATATTATTGTTGGCGATTATGTTAACGGCAACATTTACGCTTTTGATTTAGATGTGTACGCCGACAATGGAGGCGTCCAAAAATGGCTGCGTTCTTGGCGGGCGCTGCCAACTGGTCAGAACAACCTCAAGCGTACCGCTCACCATAGCCTACAACTTGATTGCGAAACTGGCGTGGGGTTAAACACTGGTCAAGGGTCAGATCCCCAAGTAATGCTGCGCTGGTCTGATGACGGCGGCCACACCTGGTCAAACGAGCACTGGTCGCCAGTTGGCAAGATTGGCGTTTATCAGCAGCGGGTGTTCTGGCGGCGCTTGGGCATGACCTTAAAGTTGCGCGACCGAGTTTACGAAGTCTCTGGAACAGATCCGGTCAAAACGGTTATCATGGGTGCGGAACTGATTTTGAGCGGAACCAATGCCTGATACCACCCAAATTACCCCGCCGAGGGTTCCGCTCACAGACCCTAGAACTGGGTATATTGATCGGGCTTGGTATCGGTTTTTTTTGTCTCTGTTTACTCTTACGGGTTCTGGGGCCAACTCAACGACGTTGACCGACCTGCAAGTTGGCCCACCTTCGGGCGGGGTGTCTTCCGTTGACGTATCTGGGCTGTATAACTACAATATTTTACCGTCTGCGATTACGGTAACGGCGTCTCCTTTTGTGTACGTTAACAACCAAACGTACAGCGGCGATGTAATGATTTCTGGCGGCGGCATTTCAAAACTGGAATTTTCTCGCGACGGTGTTACTTATTACGACACCGGAAGCTATTACGGTATGTTTACGTTGTCTCCGTTTGATCAGCTACGGGTAACGTATGTTTCCGCTCCAAACATAACATTCATTCCGAGGTAATTGTGCCAACAACAAAGTTAACTCCAAACGCCAAGCAGCAATTTTTTGATGCTAATGGCAATCCGTTGGCGGGAGGGAAGCTGTACACATACGCTGCTGGCACGACTACCTTGTTGGCAACTTATATAGACTCAACCGGAACCACATCAAACGCCAACCCGATCATCTTGGATTCTCGGGGTGAAGCAAATGTTTGGCTAGTTCCCGGCACGTCATATAAGTTCAAATTGACCGACGCAAACGATGTGCAAATTTGGGTTGTTGACGAAATTTCTGTTCCAGCTTCAGCCGGTACAGTAACTTCTCTTTCTGTTGTTTCTGCCAACGGATTTGCTGGTACGGTAGCAAACCCCACAACAACACCAGCAATTACTCTGTCGACCACAGTGACAGGACTGCTTAAAGGCAATGGAACCGCAATCAGCGCGGCTACCGCAAACACAGACTACCAATCGCCAATTACTTTGACCACAACTGGAACCTCCGGCGCAGCGACGTTCACTTCAAACACACTTAATATCCCACAATATGCTAGTGGTGGCGGCGGCGGAAGCGGGTTGACTTTGTTATCAACAACGCCTTTAACAAATGGATTATCAACCATCTCAGTTACAGATCTTGCAAGTAGCAAATATTTTTTAATAGTCATAAATTTTTGGGATTTTACACCAATTATTGCACCTGGAGATGACCCAATACTCATTAATGCAGCCCTTAGTTCTAACAATGGGTCTACTTATGGATCGGCTAGTAATATAGCGGGTGCAGGCAATGCTGGTAGCACTGATGTAGTATATATTCATCTTACAAACATTTCTGGGGTTTCAAAAGTTATTGCACGGGAAGGCACGGCGATTCAATACACAAGCGTTACTGGGGTAATAAATGCAATTCAGTTTACCTTGACAGCAGGGTATACTTATACAAGCTCTGGAAATTTATACATTTACGGAATGAATTAAAATGTCACGTCCTTTAGTTCAAACTTACAACGCCAGCACTGGCGAAAGCATTGTTCGTGAAATGAACGATGAGGAATTTGCCGTTTGGCAAGCTGGTCAGGCCAACCGTGATGTTGAAAAAGAAGAGTCTGTTCGACGCGAACGTGATCAGAAACTTGCTGAATCGGACTGGCGGGTTATCAAAGCCTTAGAAAGCAATCAACCTCAAGATTTTGAATGGGCGTCTTACCGCCAAGCCTTGCGTGATGTGCCGTCACAAGCAGGGTTTCCGTGGTCAGTAGTTTGGCCTCAATCGCCTGAAGCATAATAAATGACCGTAACAGCAACAGCTTTAATTGAGTCAAAGACGATACCTGCGTCGCAGCAAACGCAGTACACGTCTACGAACTTGGTCACAATTGTGGACAAGTTTACGGCCACCAATTATGGCGGCGCTGTCGCGACTATAAGTGTCAACCTAGTGGCAAACACTGGTTCTGCGTCAAACTCAAATTTGGTGGTAAGTTCTAGGCGCTTACAACCAAACGAAACCTACACATTTCCAGAGGTTGTGGGGCACGTCTTAAAAGTGGGCGATTTTATCTCCACCTTGGCCGGAACCGCAAATTCTATTAACATCAGAGTAAGTGGAAGGCAGATCACTTGAACGATATGATAACCACGGGGCAGCACGCGCTATCTATCGTAAGCCAGATAGAAGACGCGGAAAAACAGTTGCTAGAGCATCCACAAACTGACTGCCCAGTAGTGCATCATTTTGGGCCGGGGATTTGTATCCGCGAAGTCTTCATGCCGGCGGGTACGTTAGCAATTGGTCACCGTCAAAAATACGACCATTTAAATCTGCTGTTGCGCGGTAAAGTGATGGTTACCAATGATGATGGTGAAGCGCAAATCTTAAGCGCCCCGATGATTTTTGTCGGCAAGCCTGGGCGCAAGATTGGGTACGTTGTTGAAGACATGGTGTGGCAAAACATTTACGCCACAGACCTTAAAAATTCTGACGAAGTTGAATCTTATTTTATTGAAAAAAGCGAAGACTGGCTGACAGACTACAAAGCAAAATTTGCTGTTGAACAGACAGCTAGAACTGCCGACCGTATTGACTACCTAATGATGTTAGAACAAACTGGGCTTGACGCTGAAACGGTGCGTCAACAGGTTGAAAACACTGACGATCAAATCTGGGTGGACAATTCTGTCACGCGAGTTTCGGACTCTCCGATTGACGGTAAAGGTCTGTTTGTGACTCATCCGATTAACGCTGGTGATATTATTTGTGAAGCCCGCGTCGGGGGGCTGCGCACGCAAGCTGGGCGTTTTACGAACCATTCTTTGTTTCCCAACGCCGAAATGGTAATGAAACCAAACGGCGATATTGACTTGGTTGCTTTGGTTGATTTTGAAGGCTGCAAGGGCGGAAGCATCGGCGTAGAAGCAACTATTGACTATCGTCAAGCACTTGCGCTTTCGGGCGTCAAACTTAAAGAACAGGAGTTGTCATGTCTGCCGTAGCAACAGCAATTGCCGGAGGCGCAGTAGTTGGCGCTTATGCAACAAATAAAGCGTCAAAAATTCAAGCTGGCGCGGCCCGAGAAGGTATTGAAGCTCAAGAAGCTGCGTTAAATCGTCAAATACAGCTTAACGAACCATTTAGAGAAGCCGGACTCGCGTCTCAAAATCGCTTGATGACGTTGTTGGGCATTAGATCTCCAGCAGCAACCGCTGGCGGCGCGGCTTCTGAGTTTGTAACAGACCCAAACTCTCCTGATTTTGGTAAGTACGCCCGTGATTTTAGTATGTCGGATTTTGAAGCCGACCCCGGCTACGCTTTCCGGCTATCTGAAGGCATAAAAGCACTTGACCGCAGTGCTGCGGCAAGAGGCGGCTTGTTGTCTGGCGCTACTCTTAAAGGATCGCAAAAATACGGTCAAGAGATGGGTTCGCAAGAGTATCAAAGAGCGTACGACCGTTATCAGACTAATCGAGCTAATCAGTTGAACCCGCTCATGGGATACGCAACTGGCCCAGGAGCGTCAGCCACCGCTGCGAGCACAGCGGCAGTCGGAAATTTTGGAAACGCCGCCGCTGCTGGTTACGGCAACATTGGTCAAGCTAGGGCCTCTGGGTACGTTGGCGGGGCGAACGCGCTAACGTCCGCGCTCGGGACTGGTTTGAGTTATATGCAAAATCGACAGTACATGAATATGCTCCCTTATGGCGGCGGTGGTCAAGGGTACAATTACATTGAAATGCCAAGGTAAGGATTAATCATGGCAGACTATTCCCTCGCCCTTGGCGTCCGGCCTCTTCAAATTGAAGACCCGCTGACGGCTTACAGCAAATTCGCCGCAATTCAAAACGCTCAAAACCAGAATGCGTTGGCTCAATATAAATTGTCTGCGGCGCAGCGCGAAGATGAATCTACTAATGCGCTTAGACAACTGTTTTCCGATCCCAAAAATGTAGATCAAACAAGCCCAGAATTTATTCGTAGCGTATACGGCGTTTCCCCGGAAGCAGGGATTAAGTACGCAAAAAGCATTGCTGAAATGCGAAAAGAGCAAGGTACTTTTGACAAAACAGAATCTGAATTGTTAACAGCAGAACTTGCCCGATCAAGAGGATTGATGGGGCAAGCGCAAACTCCAGAAGAGCTTGCATCAATCGTTTCTAATTCTTACAATCCTAAAACAAGAACAGGCAAATATTTTGCGTCTCAAGGGTTGGATGTCAATACAGCTCTAGAGGCAATTGCGCAAACTAAAAACGATCCGCAAGCGTTTTATACTTTACTAGAATCGTTTGCTTCAAACGGTGACAAGTTAATTGAAAATATTCGCGCTAAAGCTCAAGCTTTTCAAATACGTCCGCAGCCTACATTGGGCAGAACTTTAGCGGTAACACCAGCGGCGCAAGAAAACGCTTTAGGAATGCGTTTAGGAACACCCGTGCCAACACCAACCCAAAACGCTTTAGTGGCGCCCGCAGCCGGTGGAGTCAACACAACGGCGATTCCAACTGCTCAAGTTCGGCCGTCTCCTCTTTCGACTGAGCAGCCAGCGCCAGCGCCAGCGGGAGCAGCAGCAGCGCCAAAATCTTTTGCGACGGACAGGTTGGCTAAAATTGAACAAGAAATTGGTCAAATGGAAGATGTTCTTGCCCAATACCCAGGGAACAAACTTGCCGCCGATAGGCTTAAACTTGCAACTGAAATTAGAGATAAATTAGTTGCAGAAGTTTCTCCCAAACCCCAAGTAGTTGATTTAAATAATCAAGTACTAACAATTGACATGAATCCGAAAAGCCCGACTTACGGAAAAGAATTGTTCAGTAGAAATAAAGGGGTCGCTCCTGCTGGCCCAAGTTCTATTGCCGTGCTGCAAGCAGAAGCAAACGCGCTGCCTGAAGGAAACTTTCGCCGAGCGCAAATTGAACAAAAAATCAAAAAAGAAACGGAAAATGCCCCAAGTCCTCTTTCTGTGTTGCAATCTGAACGGTCGGCGTTGATAGCCATTAATCCTAAAGATCCGTTAATTCGAGAATACGATCAACGTATCGCAACTTTGACGACTCATCAGCCAGCGTCAAGCACCATTACAAACGTAAACGCTTACGCGCCCGCTAGTGTGACCGCGCAGCAAGAGTTTATGAAAGAAACGCGGGAAAACTACGGCAGACTAAGAGACGCGGCGGGGGTGCTTGATAATATTGACAAAGCCAAAAAGTTAGTTAGCGGGGCTAAAGGATTTATGGGTCCGGGCGGCGAATCTTTACAACAAGCCGCAAGTTTCTTAAACAACCGTTTGGGAACCAAAATTGATACCAAAGGTGTATCTGACGCTGCTGAACTGCGGTCTAGATTGTTCTTTGGAATTATGGACAACCTAAAAAAATTGGATTCTCAACCTACGGCGCAACAGCAAGATGCGCTTCAAGCTGCATTGGGAAGCCTTGGTACAGACCCCAACGCGCTCCCGCGTGTGCTTGACGCTTTTGGCGATACGGTACGCAATAGAGTGGAACGCCATAATCAAGAAGTTACCGGCGCTGAAACACGCGGCGTTAAATTTCCTTACGATCCAAAAATTACGTTGCCAGAACGAGCCGCAGCGGTGGCGGCGACTGCTATACCCGCAGCGGCGATTGAAGCGTTAAAAGCTGGTAAAGGTAACGCTAAACAATTTGATGAAATTTTTGGTGCTGGCGCGGCGGCTAGGGCTTTAGGCGGGGGGAAGTAAATGGCTGACAATCCGTTTGCCCAATACGCGCCGCAACAAAATCCGTTCGCGCAATACGCTATTACTAGCGAAATACCAGGGCCGCGCCGTAGCTACTCTTTGGCTGAAGTGCCTATTGAAGCGGGGAAAAACCTTCCTAAAAGCGCGGGTGCGTTTGTAGGTGGGATTGTTCAAGCTGTTCTCAATCCTCTCACTACTATCGGTGACATTTTAGATGTTGGCGCGGGTGCGTTAAGAAACTCATTACCAAAAAATGTTGTAGATACGATAGACAAAGTTGATCAAGCGTTTGGCGCTGATCCAAAAGCAGCGCAGCGGGTGTCAGAAAAAGCCAGCGCGGTAGGCGGAATTATCAAAGACCGATATGGCAGCTATGACGCAATCAAGCGAACGGTGGCTGAAGATCCAGTAGGCGCTGCGGGTGATCTATCTTCGTTGCTTACGGGCGGCGCGGGGACTGTTAAGGGTATATCTACCGCCGCTGGCAGCGCGGCTAGAAAAGCAGGTGTGTCTGCGACTACCGCAGGACGTATTGCTAATGCTGGTGATGTGTTTGCGCCTGTTGCTGCGCTAGGTGAAAAAATTAACCCTGCGCGATTGGTAGCACCTGTCATAGAAGCGCCGGTTAAGTTGGTTAGTAAGGCGGCGGGCGCGGTGTACAACGCGCTAGACCCAAAATCAGTCGCATACATGACCGCCGCAGAAGGCCGCGCGCCGCAAATTCTAAATGCGCTACTAGATCCTAACCTTCAAATTGTGCCAGGCAGTATGCCTACCGCAGCGCAAGCCGCCGCGCCAGTTGGGGCCACTCGTTTTTCTGCGATGGGTGAATCGGCTAAAAAGACTTTACCGACGCCGTATTTTGAACGTGAAACTCAACAAAAATCAGCTCAACTAGGGCAGATTCAATCTGTTGGTCAAGATCAAGCCGCGCTCGCCCGCGCTGAAAAGCTTAGAAGCGACACGGCAGAAAATCTTTATGGACTATCAGATAAAGCTATTGTAGAACTGGACAGCACGTTTAATAGTTTGCTAGACCGTCCTTCAATGAGCAAAGTAATTTCTAGGGCTAGTGAATTAGCTTCAGAACAAAACGTGCCGTTTCAAATTGGGCAAAACCGCCCCGCGCAAACGGCCCCATCAAGAATTCTAAACGCGCGGGGTGAACCCGCAGCGTTTACTACCATACCCGCAGAAGTTGCCAAGTATCCTGGCAGCAGTTTGCACATGATGAAAATGGCGTTTGACGATCTCATAAAAAACCCTGAGCGGTTTGGGGTGGGCGCGTCTGAAGCTAGAGCAATTAACAACACGCGAAAAGAATTTTTAGCTTGGGTGGAAGATAAAGTACCCGAGTACAAAACCGCCCGTGAGACATTTTCTGAGCAAAGTAAACCTATCAACCAAATGCAGGTTGGTCAGTTTCTCGAAGGGAAATTAGAACCCGCACTTGGTGCAGACACCGCCGCGCTTAGGGCGGCGGGATACGCTGAAGCGTTACAAAATGCGCCCGCTACAATTAAGCGCGCGACGGGGCAGTCACGCTTTGAAAGTTTGCGCCAGATTCTTACGCCGCAACAAATGGCTTCTCTTGAAGCGGTGCGGGACGATCTTGCCCGCGCTAGGCTAACAGAGCAACAAGCACGGGCCGCGCGGGGCGCGGGGCCTGACGTTAATTTGTTAGGTACTGAAGCTGTTGGGCAAATACGTGCCCCTAACCTTATATCCCGCGTAACCACTGTTGCTAACGATATTATGCGGCGGTTGCAAGGTAAGCTAGATCAAAAACTTGCTATCGAACTAGCTACAGAAATGCTAGACCCCGCAGCGGCGGCTAAAGCAATAGATAAAGCAATTAAACGTGAAGCCAAAGGTAAAAAAATCGCCGCACCGTTTCAGACCGCCGGTAAAATAGGGTCAAAAATTATCCGCACCCCCGCAGTCATTAACGCGCTTGTCGCCGACCGCGAAAACCAAAACCAACTAGGCCAATGATGGTTACATTATCTGAAGTTGATCACAAGATTGACGCCCACGTGGATGTCTGTGCGATCCGGTACGAAGGTATCGAGAAAGAGACGCGCGGTATCCACGCCCGGATCAAGCGTCTAGAGCAGATCCTGATCACGGGCGGTGGGGCCATCATTATGATGCTGCTGACAATGCTACTGAAAGTTCATTAAACGGTAATCGTCAGTTCGTAAAATGAAGTTCCTTTTCTTGGAGCCTCACATGAAAGACGACATCCTTGCCGCTATCGACGCTTCTGAGCCAGTTGACGCCCTGAACGCGCTGTTCTCGGTTGCGTTCCTCGTTGCTAAAGCATCAAACATCAACGAGTTCACGCTGTCTTCGCTTTTCTCCTCAACCGCCGACGCTCTCTTCCAAGCTCACGCTGAAGAAGAAGAAGAAGCCGAAGAGGTTGACGAACAGACCGACGAGTAATGATCTGACCCCCTGACGACCTCGGGGGGTCACCCCACCGCAACAAAACTGTGCTATTTGGTGTGGTTCTTCTACAAGGATGAAGAATGAAGCCACAAAAAATAAGCGACGAAGAGTTCTTGCGGCTATGGGACGAACTTAAATCACCCGTCAAAGTTGCCAGACTGACAGGGATTTCTGAGAGGCGCGTTCATTCTCGGCGTCGCTCTTTAGAAAGTAAGTTAAACCTCAACTTATTAACTGGCAAACCGATCCACATCCAAAAAGCTCGCCACGAAGCTGGCCTGACTGATGGCATTGCGATCATTTTCTCTGACGCACACTTCTGGCCTGGGATCAGAACAACTGCTTTCAAGGGCTTGTTATGGGCGATAAATGAACTTAAACCGCACGTTGTAGTCGCCAACGGCGATATTTTCGATGGAAGTTCGATCAGCAGACACGCCAGAATAAATTGGAGTTCGGTCCCAAACGTGAAGCAGGAACTGCAAGCGTGCCAAGAAGCACTTAAAGAGATTGAAGACGCTTGCGAGAAGGCCCGCCATCACACGCAACTGATCTGGCCGCTAGGTAACCATGACTCGCGTTTCGAGACGCGCCTGTCAGAAGTTGCATCTCAATTTGAAGGCGTCGGCGGCACGGCGCTCAAAGACCATTTTCCAAAATGGCATCCATGTTGGTCTTGCTGGTTATCAGACAACGTAGTGGTCAAACACCGCTACAAGGGCGGCGTTCACGCTACTCACAACAACACGGTCAACTCTGGCGTTACAACTATCACCGGCCATCTACACAGCCTCAAGGTCACGCCGTTTGGTGACTATAATGGCACTCGGTGGGGCGTTGACACGGGTACGCTTGCTGAGATTGATGGGCCGCAGTTCATTGACTACCTCGAAGACGGCCCGGTCAACTGGCGCAGCGGCTTTGCCGTGGTAACCATGAAAAACAGCAAACCGCTCTGGCCTGAGTTGGTTAGCAAGTACGCCGAAGGTATCATCGACTTCCGTGGTCAACTTATTGATGTGAGTGGGTACTAATGGCTAACTTCAATCCCGCGTTTGAGAAAATGATCGTTGATGAAGGCGGTTACGTTTTACACACCGTCCCAGGTGACACCGGAGGAATGACCTATGCAGGAATTGCGCGAAATCCAAACCCGCACTGGCCCGGTTGGAACCTCATTGACAATGGTGCTGTCGACAATCCGCTCCTTACTGGGATGGTGCGCAAATTTTATAAGGTTGAGTTTTGGGATCGTATTCGAGGGGATGAAATTACGAACCAAGTTGTTGCAGAAAACATCTTCAACTTCGGCGTAAACACCGGCATCAAAGTTGCCGTCAAGCTCGCGCAGTTGATCGTAGGCGCTACTCCAGACGGCGCGGTTGGCCCTGTTACGCTGCAAAAGTTCAACAGTGTTGAACCGGATTCGTTCAAGAAATCGTACGCGCTGGCGAAGATCACGCGCTACGCAGACATTTGCAATAAAAACCGCACACAGTCCAAGTTTCTTCTTGGTTGGATCAACCGTACATTGTCCGGACTAAAGTAATGAATCTTATTGGAATAGGGAGCATCATTGAAGGCGTGGGTAAGGTCGCGGGCGACCTCATTACGACAGACCAAGAACGCCTTCAAATGGCGCTGGAGGACCGCAAGCTCGATCTTGAAGAAAAGCGTATCGACCAAGCTACAGATCTCGCGCAGGTGGGTATCAACAAGATCGAAGCGGCGTCTACTAGCTTATTTGTCTCTGGCTGGCGTCCTGCTGTCGGTTGGGTTGGCGTTGCTGGCCTAACCTATCAATTTCTTGGCTACCCTCTGATGCAGTGGGTGTGGGCGTTTGGGCAGGGCGTGGACATTATCCCGAAGGGTCTGGCCGCGCCGCCAGACCTCCAGGTTGAACAGTTGATGACCTTACTCGCCGGTCTGCTTGGCTTCGGTGGGTTGCGCAGCTTCGAAAAATCCAAGGGTGTCGCGGCGAAGTAGGTCGCGGTAGGCGTTAATCGCCGCTTTTAAGTCGGCGTTTAGCGCCTCAATCTCCGCATTCAGAAGGTTCATACGTTCGGTCGATTCCTTGGCAAACTGCACAAGGTTTTCATAGCGCCACGCTGCAAAGTCGGTCATGGTTGTTTAGCCTCTTGAAGTAGTTCGATACGCTCGCGCGATACGCGCAGCGTGTTATAGCGTTGGTGTATACGGCGCAAAATGCTGGCGCGAGCCTCAGTCGCTTTCTCGTGGTTCAGCATCTCCAGCACAGTCTTTTCGTCCAGCGTCTTCAGAGCTACGTTTAAGCCCCGCCAAGTGTGATTCAAGTCGCACCTCTAAGTCTTTAAGGGTTTCAATAACGCGGTTGTAGTTGCGTTGCGCTGCGGCCAGTTCGCGCTGACGAATTATAAGTTCTTCGCGCGCGGCGATCAGTTTGGCTCGGACTAGCTTCATCGGATCACCTTCTCTAGTAGTGTGCGGGTCAGCGGTTGCTTACCCAGTAGCCAAGATTGAATGCGCCCCATGTCCCACGTAATGACGCGGAACTGGTTCGGACGCTGGTAGGCGGTCGAGATCTGGGACTTATCCCAGTCTTTGATGAATTTGCCTTTGACGATCATACGACCATCCTTTTCACGCTGTCTTTGCTTACAAACTCATCGCCACCCATCAGCCCAGTCCACGGTCGCTGTGGACAGCAATGACCGCATCGGGGGCAGTCAATAACATAGGGGGTTTTTGGTTGCGCCAGCCTCTCGCGCAAAGCTAGGATGGTTGTGCAAAGCAAACAATCGCATCCGTGCAAGTTTTGTGGTTTTGTTTCGTCTGATGCGTATTGCAGGGCCTCTAGCGCTTGCTGCATAAGTTCGCGGTCAGTCATTTTGCCCCTCGCTGTATTTAGTCCAAACCTCTTTTGGCATCTCAATTGTCATCACGCGGTAGTCGCAGAACGAACACACCCTGCGCCGCTCTACCCAATCAAATTGTTTGCTAGTGTCTCTCCATTGGCGAGTGTCTTTGGTTCGCATTGTTTCTAGGCATTCTGGGCATTTCAAAATAACGCCTCCGGTACGTTAGATAGATCCAGCTTGGGTTTACGGGGTAGCTTTTGCACGATGTGCGGATACGGCGGCATATGCCAGACCCAGCGGACGACGTTACCTTCGTCGTCAAGGATTCCGTATTTCATTTCTCTCCCTTTTGTCGGAAGGCTTCAAGCACGTCATCAGTACAGCAAATGCCTTCGGCATCGCTGTTGTCTAGCACTATCAAGCCACACGCTTGCCGCTCATGCGCGGCGACAAACGAGGCGAACTTCTCAAATATATCTACTACGGTATCTGGAACTACAACGTGAGTTGCCAGCCCAGCCTCCCGCGCCATGCGAATGATTTCTAATCTAGTCATGGTTTTCCCGTTCGGTAATTTTGATTCACCATTAGTAGTCTTTCCTGCGGATTCTTCCCGATCGGTAATCATGCGATCTTGTCCTTGAATCCGCTTGTGGCTAGGCGTTTGTGGCAGCTTTCACACTTCCATCGGAACCCTTTACCGCTTGACAAGGGAACCTTATGGACCACAGGGTTTACCCTGCATTGCTGACAGTTGGGTTTCATTTAAGCGCCTCCATAGCGATGTCAGAAACGGCGCGTTTGTCTTGGAGCGCCACCCAAATTTTTTCGTCAATCGTCTTCTGAGTTGACATAATGTAGACCCACACGTCGCGGCGTTGACCGCTGCGGTGTAGGCGTCCAACCGTCTGCTCAAACAACTCAAGCGACCACGGCAGCGATACAAAGACCATCTTGCAGCCGCCGTGTTGCAGGTTCAGGCCGTGACCGGCAGACTTAGGATGGACCGCCAACAGTTCGACCTTACCGGCGTTCCAGCGTTCGATGGCATTATCATCGTCAAGCGTAACTAGATTGGAATAGCGGCGGTGCAGTTCCGCAAGTTCTTCCTGGTACTGGTACACCAGAATTGTGTTGGCGTGCTGGTTCTCAGCCAACAGGTCGTCCAGCGCCTCAAACTTGTGTTTGGAGAACCAGATCGGCGTCTGATGTGTGATGAACTTGCCCGGTGTTTCAGGAACCGGCGCGGTAGAGTTATCGTAGACAAACCCAGACGCCATCTGTTGTAGTTTGCCCGTCACCACGCCAGCGTTGACGGCGACGATGTTGTCCAACACAAACTCTTTCTTAAGTTTGTTGTAGTGGTCCATCGGCATCTCACAGTTCACATGGACGATGTGCAGCGGCGGTAGCTTGTCGCTGTACTCGCCCGGTTCAAGGACGTAGGTGGCCGGTTTGATACGCTCCATGACCTTATCCAGACTACCAGCGCGCGGCGCCCATTGGCCGAACTCGGGGTTTATGGAGATGAAGTACTGCTGCAAGAACGCGCCCTTGGAGCGCCCGAGTAGCGTCTGGTCGATGATCTTGCATTGCCCAAACACGTCTTCCAAGCCATTGCTGGTGAACGATCCGGTCAGGCCCCACCGGATCTCGATCTTGTCTATCAGTTTGGCAAGCGCCTTGAACCGCGCGCCGGACGGGTTCTTAAGCCGCGTCAGTTCGTCGAAGATGATGCAGTCAAAATCCAGATGCGGCATCGACTGGATATTGTCGTAGTTGGTCACCACCACCTGCGCGCCAGACTCAAACGCTTTCTGGCGCTGTTTGGGTGTGCCGACCGCGACCGCGACGGTCAACTCCGGTGCCCACTTCGCGGCTTCGGTTGACCAGACGCTTTCGGCTACCCGCTTGGGCGCAAGCACTAAAGCGTTGCGTTTGATTTTGAGCAGCGCCGACAGCGCGGTCAGCGTAATCGCCGTCTTGCCAGCCCCTACGGGCGCTAGGATCATCGCGCGATCCTGGCCGTAGAGGAAGTCGGCGGCTACTTCTTGGTAAGGTCTAAGATTCATTTTTTGAACACCAAAAGATTTTCGTGGACGCGCACCGAGTAACCGAGTCGTTTAGCTTGCGGCAGCATTATTTTTATCTTGCTAACTTTGCTTCGGCTGACTACAACCTTGTCTACTACTTTCGCGCCTAAGTCTTTGAAAATTAAACTTGTTTGGAATTCCAAATCGTAGTAAGTGTGATTTTTACGCCAGTCGCCTACCATCACGCAAAAGATTGCGCCTTCGGCGGCTGCGTTAAAACATCGAGTGAAAATCAAAGTCAACTTTTCTACAAACCCTTCCCACGTTTTTAGCCTATCTATGCCCGTTTCGCCCGCGTAAGTTTCCAGATTCCAATACGGCGGGCAAGTGAACAACCCGTCAAATTTTGGAATTTCAGCTACAGAAGAGTCAGCTTTTAGATTGACTACGCCGTGGTCTGCAAACGCTTTGTCTAACGCTTCTTGTGACGTATCAAACCCAACGTATTGTTTTCCTTGTGCTTTTACGGCAGCGCCCCGTTCACCCCACCCCGCAAACGGATCAAAAACAACTTTGGCGTCGCGTAAGTAAAATTCCGCGCACAACGTAGCGATTTCGTTAGGGAACGGACTGTAGTTTGCTCGGCTACTTGTGCTGTTGTGGTCTTCATTTTTACGTTTCCCCTGCGCCGCAACATCTATTACAGATATTGGTATGACGGAAAGAAAATCTACAGGTTGGTCTTCCATTCGTGTATTCCTTCTAGGTTCCAGATTACTGTGTAGTTTTGGTTGAGTTGGCGCATGGTTGCGCCGAAGTGTTCCTGTAGTTTGCTGAGTTTTCCCCCCTTGGTTTTGAGTTCTACGAACCACGTCGACCCGTCTGGCAGACACGCCACACGGTCGGCCACGCCCCGAACGCCGGGGCTTGTGAACTTGTACGTTTTACCGCCCATCGTCTCGACGGTCCAGACGAAGTGGCGCTCGATCTCGCTTTCTTTCATGCCGCCATCATATCTTGCGAAAAAGTTGTTGACAAGCAGATCGTGATCGGGCACAGTGACGTCTCCAACCAACCACACAGGTACTCTCAAATGAAAATCACTTTAGACCGCGAAGAAGTTCAAAACATCCTCATCACTTACCTTGAGTCCTTGCTGCCTAACACCAAGTTCAACACGGTAAAGTTTGAGTGTAGTAACTACGCCTTCCTTTACCGCGCAGAATTTACCTACGAAGCAGAGGACAAAGCAGAATGATCCACATCATGAAAGACGACAACGGCGACTTCGAGCCGTTGGAATTGCACCCCGTGTTCTACAAGGGCAACATAATGTGTGTGCCGCACTGGCGCGTTAAAAACGCTTGGGTCGCCCCCGGCGGCGTCAGCTACACCACAACAGAGTTGCTAACGCTCGGCGCTAAAGTGTCGCTGTCGCTGCTCTGGCCGCGCGGGTGGGTCACAAAGATGCTCGGGCGTCACAACCCTGCGATGCTGTCGCAGGAATCGCTTCTTAGCCTGATCAAAGGGAAATCAAATGCACTCTAATATCGTTGGCGGCTCGACCGCCAAGCGCGTCGTCAACTGCCCAGGCTCGGTCGCGCTGGTGCAGAAGATGCCTCCCAAATTGGGAAGTGACGCCGCCGATCAAGGCACGTTGTGCCATAGCGCGATGGCAATGCTGTTAGAAGATCCTAGTCTGGAGATCAAGAGCGTGCTCGGCATGGTTGAGAACGACCAGACTATGACCGAGGACTTGATTGACGAAAAGATCATTCCCGCGATGGCGGCGCTAAACGAGATCGACCCAGACGGCAACATGGAGTACAAGGTCGAGTCGCACGTCAACTTCGGCAAACTGCTCCCCGGCGTGTTCGGGTCTGCTGACCTGATTGGCCGGATCGACGACCGCGCCGTTGTGCTCGACTGGAAGTTTGGCCGGGGTGAGGTAAATGTCGAAGAGAACGAGCAGTTGCTGTTCTACGCCGCTGCGGCCATGCGGACTAACGGTCTGGAATGGGCGTTTGAGGGTGTGTCTGAGGTTGAGATGGTCATCGTCCAGCCGCCAGCGGTCAAGCGATGGACGACTACCGTGGCGCGCGTCAAGCAGTTCGAGCGTGATCTAGTCCATGCCGTCACCGCGTCACAGAACGCCTCCGCGCCGCTTAAAGTTGGCGACCATTGCCGCTACTGCCCAGCCAAACCGATCTGCCCACAGATGACCGGCGCGGCAGAGCGGGCGCTCAAGGTGCAGATCAAAGACTTAGACCCCGCGAAGATCGGCGAGTACTTGGCGACTGCCGATCTGGTTGAGAAGTGGATTGGTGACCTGCGCGATCTGGCGCACCAGATTCTTGAGTCTGGCGAGCCGGTTCAGGGTTACAAGTTGGTCGCCAAGCGCGCGCTGCGTCAATGGGTTGATGAAGATAAGGCTTACGCCGCGCTAAGTAAGTTAGGCGTAGACCGTGAAGAATTGGTGGAGACAGCCCTGCTGTCGCCCGCCAAGGTTGAGAAGATCTTGAAAAAGAGTAAACTCAGCCTCCCCGATGACATCGTTGTTGCGGTGTCGTCGGGAACCACAATCGCCCCGGAGAGTGATCCTCGGTCAGCGGTTGTGTTCCTCCCCGAGCAGATGAAAACTGCTCTTCTTAAACTTGGATAAAATCATGTCAAATCTAGTGGCCTTCAATAAAGCTGGTCTCCCCGCTCTCGCAGCAATCGCAACGGCCATTAAGACCGTCGCAGCCCCCGCCGCTTCCGCTGGTTCGGTCATCCTGAAAATGGACAAGACCGGCCATTGGGTGTTCGGCGCGGATCAGACTGAAGTTGAGTCTGACTCTAAGTGGGCCGTCAACCCGTTCTCCTTCGTACATGGTTGGATCGCCTGGGGCGACGGCGTTGTGCTTGGCGAACGGATGGTTGCGCTGACCGACCCGTTGCCCGACACGGATGACGCGCCTCCCCATGCCGCTCGCGGTTGGGAAAAGCAAGTCGGGTTCTCGCTGAAGTGTTTGACGGGCGAGGACAAGGGCCTAGAGGCGCGCTATTCGACGACTTCGGTCGGCGGCAAGCGTTCCTATGAGGCGTTAGCAAGCGCGTTTGCTAACCAAGTGAGCGTTGATGAGTCGAAGCCCGTGCCGGTGGTGCTGCTCAAGAAAGAGCACTATCAGCACAAGTCCTACGGTCGCATTTACACGCCGATCTTTGAGATCGTCGAGTTTATGTCGATGGATGGGCCTGAAGAGGAAGAGGAAGCCCCCGCGCCGACGCGTCGCCGTCGCCTCGGGTAAGTGATCCTTTGGGTTGACTTCGAGACCCGTAGCACCTGCGACCTTCGGGTCGCGGGTGTCTATAACTACGCGCAGGACTTGGAAACCGAAGTCATCTGTATGTCCTACGCTTTCGACGATGGCGACGTTCAGACATGGACGCCCGACCAACCATTCCCAGATTTAGTTAAGAACCACAAAGGTCAGATACGCGCGCATAACGCCGCGTTCGAGCGTCTGATCTTTTGGTACGTACTTCAGATCAATTTCGATCTTAAGCAGTTCTACTGCACCGCAACACAAGCCCGCGCGAATTGCGCGCCGGGGTCGCTTGAGGACGTTGGCCGCTTTGCTGGCGCTGACATGAAGAAAGACCGCCGAGGCGACTACCTCGTGCGGCAGTGCTGCGTGCCGCCTTATAACGACAAACTTATCCCAGAACTCATAGAGTATTGCGAGCAGGATGTGCGCGCTATGCGCGCCGTTAGCCTCGCCTTGCGTCAGCTATCGGACGAGGAATTGCTCGACTACCACGTCAACGAGCGTATAAACGACCGGGGTGTGAAGGTGGACGTTGCGCTATGCAAGGCCGCTATCCGCTACGCTGACGCCGAACTAGCTGAGATACAAAGTATCGTAACTGAGATCACGGGCGGGCTTGCAGTGCGCTCACCAAGGATGCGCGAGTGGGTGCTGGCGCGTGTCACGGATGAGCAAAAGAAACTTATGTGGGTCGGTGAGAAGTACAGCATCGACAAGGCCGTTCGCGCTAATCTATTAGCGTGTGACGACCTAGACCCAGACGTGCGCGAGGTGGTGCAATGCGCGGACGATTTATGGGCGTCCTCGATTGCGAAGTTTAAGCGTTTACAGGAGTTGGCCGATGTTGAAGATGACCGCGTACGAGGCGCATTTGTTTTTGCTGGCGGATCTGCGACGGGGCGAGCCTCTTCTTACGGAGCACAAGTCCACAATTTCACCCGCAAGACCGCCAAAGACCCCGCTTCTGTGCGAGACGATATGGTCGCCGGTCGAGCAATTGTCCCTATTCACGGACGAAGAGTTACAGATGTGCTCAAGGGAATGCTTAGACCCGCGCTCATTGGTAATTTCGTAGTCGCGGACTGGTCGGCTATCGAGGCGCGCGTCAATCCGTGGTTGTCGGGCATGGGCGATGAGAAGCTCAAGCAGTTTAGCCAGGACATTTATAAGATCAACGCCGCCGCGACCTTCGGGTGCTCAGTCGATCAAGTGACGGATGATCAGCGTCAGATCGGCAAGGTTCAAGAGCTATCGTGCGGGTACGCCGGAGGCGTAGGCGCGTTCGCGGCTATGGGTCGGGCCTATGGTATCCATTTACCGGAGGCCGACGCGCGGCGCATGGTAGACGCTTGGCGACGGTCTAATCAGTGGGCCGTGCGGTTCTGGTCTGAGTTGGAGCGGGCCTATACGTCGGCCATGCACACGCCTAACGCCGAGTTCAGCGCGGGGCGTGTGACTTATTTATTCGACCGCCAACATCTCTGGTACATTCTTCCTTCGGGCCGCGTTCTGTGTTACCCGTTCGCAAAACTGGAAGAAGATGGCATTTCATACTGCAAGGCCGCTTGGAAGCCCGCCGCTGACGCTAAAGAATGGCCGCGCGCTAGATTATGGAAGGGCTTGGCTTGCGAGAACATCACGCAAGCAGTCGCGAATGATGTGCTGCGCCACGCGCTACGTCAGCTAGATAACGTAGTGCTCCACGTACATGACGAGATCGTCCTGGAGGACGGTGACCCGGAGTTACTTCGCCGCGTCATGTGTACGTCGCCGCCGTGGGCGGCAGGTTTGCCTTTAAAGGCAGAAGTTAAGCAAATGACCCGTTACGGCAAATAGCCGTACAAAAAAATCCCGCCGGGAAGGGCGGGATCAACTTAGGAGAAGAGCACATGGAACTGGTGGATCATATCATAGCCCTCGCGCCAGAGGGTGAAGTTGTACTATTCACAAAACAAGTCGAGCGCGAGGGTGGTTACGCCTATCCCGCGTCGCGTAAGCCGCGCGGTGAAGGCGCTTGGTACGTCAACATCGGCAGCTTCATCGAGTCGCGCTTCGACGGTCAGCGGGTCAGCGCGGGCGCTGCGTTCTGCGAGAACGTGTGGTGCTTAGTTCTAGATGACGTTGGTACGAAGTCGAAGACACCTACGATCAGACCCACGTGGATCATTGAAACATCGAAAGATAACTTCCAATGGTGTTACGTTTTTCGGCTAGATGATCAGCCCCACAAATCAGTCTACAGCGCCGCTATCAAGGCCATCGCCGCTGCGGGCTATACAGACCCTGGCGCGATCAATCCGGTCCGCAATATTCGCATTCCTGGCTCGATCAATTTAAAGCCGGGGAAGAACCGCTTCGCCGCGCGTTTGGTTGAGTTCAACCCTTCGCGCGAGTTTAGCCTTGAGGAGATCTGCGGCGCTCTGTCGGTCGTCCCCGGCGCGGTCGAGACTACAACATTCCGTCCCGGTGTCCTAAAGGATGACGGATCGGATGACGTGCTGGCGTGGCTTGTCGAGCGTAAAGAAGTCACACAAAAGGGCAACTCTGCGGGCTGGTGGGGCGTCATCTGCCCTAACAGCGCGGAACACTCCGACGGCAATCCAGAGGGCCGTTATATGCCCGCTTCGCGGGCGTATTGCTGTCTGCATTCGCATTGCATTGAATGGGACTCCGCGCGGTTTTTAGCTTGGGTTGAAGAACAGGGCGGGCCTAAGCGGACCTATGGCTTGCGTGATGAGTTGCTCGCGTCGGTCATGGGCGGGGCGTTGTCTAAGCTGACGCCTACGGAGATGTTCACCGATGACGCTAAGGCCGTGATCGCCCAGGTCGAGGCGCGAGAGCGGGCGAGGGTCGAGCGGGCCGACTGGTTCAAACGGTTCGCCTATGTTCAGTCGGATGACGCCTATTTCGATCTAGTAGACCGTGTGCTTATATCGCGGCGGGCGTTTGACGCGACCTATCGCGGGATCATGTGCCATTCGATGCATAACAACGGCGGGAAGGCGCGCATTATCAACCCGTCCCTATGGTTCGATGAGAACCGAACGGTCGCGGGCGGTCATATCCTCGCGGGCCTAACCTATGCGGCCGGTGAGTCGGTTCTGGCCGTGCGGGACAATTTACCCTATGCGAACCGTTGGGTTGACGCGCGGCCGACGCCTATGGCGGGGCCTATACAAGCGTGGTTCGACCATTGCCGCAAGCTCGTCCCGGTACAGTCGGAACTCGATCATATTTGGGACGTTATGGCTTATAAGGTGCAAAACCCGCGCGTCAAGATCAACCACGCAATCTTGCACGCGTCGGATGAGGGGTCGGGCAAGGATACGATGTACGACCCGTTTATATGGGCGGTTTGTGGGGACAATAAACACAATCTAGGGTTAGTCGACAATGAATCGCTGACGTCCCAATGGGGCTATCAATTAGAGTCTGAGATTCTGATCATTAACGAGTTGAAAGAGGCCCTCGCGGCCGATAGGCGCGTGCTAGCCAATAAACTTAAGCCTATCATCGCGGCCCCGCCTGAGGTTTTGGCGGTCAATAGAAAAGGATTACATCCTTATATGATGGCAAACCGGGGTTTCGTGCTGGCATTCTCTAACGACTTATTGCCCATTTCGATTAGCGCGCAAGATCGCCGTTGGTTCTGCATATGGTCCCATGCGGGCCGGATGAGTGATGCTGACGGGGCCGCAATCTGGCAATGGCTAAAGACGGGCGGGCGCGCGGCCGTAGCGGCATGGTTGCACGCTCGCGACGTGTCGAGGTTCAATCCTGGGGCCGCTCCACCTATGACCGAATTTAAGCAAACCATGACGGAGAACAGCCTATCGGGGGCCGAATCGTACATTCTCGAACTCATGCGCGCCCGCAAGGGTGTCTTTACGCGTGGAGTTATCGCGGCCCCATTGCAAGCTGTACTTGACGATCTAGCGCGTAGCGCGCCCGCTGGCTTGAAACTGTACCAGCAGGCCCTACTACAGGCGATCAAGGAAGCCGGTTGGATTGATTGCGGCCGCGTTGCCGCGCGCGGGTTAGAGTCTAAGCGTCACGTGTATTGCGCGCCCGATTTAGCGGCCGTTGGCGCGTCGACGTTGCGTCGGATGGTCGAACCCGATTACAGCCCCGCGCAATGACTAAGGCCCCGTTAGGGGCCTTTTTTATAAGTCTAGGATGATCACTAAGATCGCGGCCAATATGGCCGCGATGACTAGCGACATAGGGCCGCGACGATTGCGTCAAATAGGATGATCGAGCATACGATGACCCATCCGATCAACACGGCCGTTGCATAGGTTTCGAGCTTCATCGCATTACCTTAAATTTCAAGGATGGCGCAACGTAGCGCGCTCGTGGAATACGGCGCGCCGTCGGGCGTTTTCTTCAACCCCAGGTCATCCAATAAGACGCGCAGACACTCGGCCGCTACGCTAGCGTTTTTATGGCGTCGACGATACTGGCGCGCCAGCGAATATAGGTATTCGTCATTGTTAATCCACAATGACACGTTCCAATGATTCCAATTTTTATGGCCTTGGTACATTATTTTCCCCTTAGACTGCTATATCGTTGTGTTCAAAATACCACTCGTCGCTATACCAGGTATGCCAGCCTTGATCGGAGTGGGCGATTATCTGGCGGAAACCGCACGAAGTGGTGCGAGTGTAAAATTTGTTTATGCTGCCATCCTTGATTGACTGGTGCGCAGCGTCGAGAGCGTCAAAATAACCCATTAGAATGACTCCAGCGTCCAAGCGGGCGCAACATAGCCGGTCAACCCTTCCGGATCACGATATGGCATCAAGCATCCAAAAAAGTCGGGTTCCTGGAGCGTAACGGCCGCGCATGACGTGCCGTTGTGCCAAATTTTAGGCGCCCATGTTTTCCCAAATAGTTTGTTAGCGGCCGCAAATTTTGCCAGTATGGCCGGGTTTATTTGAGCGGGCTCTCCTGAGCATTTTTGCGGGATAACGCGCGCAATATCGGGAAACTTACCGTCGACGGCCGCCCATCCGATTGTCGCTCCGCCGATCACGCTAATCGTACCCTTCAACCCGTCGTCAGTTTCGATCACGGCCGAGTCGAGTTTATTTTTCGCGGGTTTAAGCATTTTGATGACGTCGAAGGGTAGCAGAATCGTCACCTTGTCGCTGACTTCGTTTTCAGCGCGCAGTGTGCGATGGATTCCCAGGCAATGGCCGTCAGTCGCGGTTAGGATTGTGCGGTTTTGATCCGCTTCGACCCGAACCGTGTTCAGGTAGTAGCGAATATCTTGATCCGCGCTGAATTGTGAAATTGCGCGCAGCGCTGAAAGTTTGACGTTGATTTTCATGTCGTTTACCTTAGGTTAGTGTGATCGGACAAAACGTCCGCTCATGCGCGCATGGTGACGCGCGCATAAGCTGAAATTTTAGGCCGTTACAGTTTCACGCTCGCGTCGTGAATCCTCATAGAGTCGACACAATTTTGCAATTTCATCGACGTCAGCGTGAATATTGTCGCTGTACCCGTCGCAGCATTCGGACCATACGCCATCGACGTCATCGTGCATCAGCTGGACGCAAGCGTGGAGCTTCCACGCTTTCCCAACGCCAGCCAACGAGTGGAGCATTTTGCGATAGGCCGCATGAGCGGGATACTTGGCAATAAAATCGCGTTGATGCTCGACCGCTTTTTGATAAACGTCGACGATATTCGCGCCAGGTTTAACTTTACCGGCCATCTTCCATCCGAACCCGTGGTTTTTCATAACCGTACCATCCGAACGATAGGACTTGACGTAGTCAACGTAAACCAAGCGTCCGATTTCGGTTCCGTGTTTTGATAGTGTTGCCATTGTGTGTACTCCTGAGTGTAGTGAAGTGTGATCGGACAAAACGCCCGCGAATGCGCCCGGAGACGCATTCGCTGGAATTTTAGAGATACCCCATCAAAATCCCATCCTCGTCGTGCACGGCGATCACGTAGTACTCGCCGCGCTGTTCAATTGTGTACGTCCAATCGTCACCCTCGTTGTTAAACGCGGCCGTTTCGATTGCGCGCTGTTCTGTCATGTAAAGCATTTTCGGTCCCCCTTATTTTGAATTGATCAATTCGCGAAGCTCACGGATCGTTTCGGCGTGTTCTTCCTGCGGCTGCGCGTAATGGTTGCTGTCATAAGACTCCATAACCCACCGATGGCTGAAGATCGACTCGGTGAACTCCGCGTCGCACAAAACCGGGATAACGCCGTCGATATTGCGGTCGACATCGACGAACACGGTTTGACCGTTGGCCAAAACGCGCGCGGCGATCCGCTGTCCCTTGGGGCCGTATTCGCGCTGTGTATTGAATCTGATCGTTTTCATGTGTGTGTCCTTTAGTGAAGTGAAGTTGCGAGAGCACACACTTTCTCACGTGTACAGCGTCAAAAAACGCTAGTTGCAACTCATGGTTGGAAAAATCGTCAAAACCTAGGGTTTTCCTGATGCGCATTGTTGCGCGGAGACGACGCGCGGAGTGTGGACACTTTGTGAGCGTTTTGTGAGCGTTTTTTGGCGTGCGAGTGTCCACACTTTCGCGAGGATTGGCGCGGGTTTGCGGGGTGTACCCGCATGTTAACTAGTCTACTTTTAAAAAAATTTGAGTTTATATATAGGGGAATTTGCCGTGCGACGGCCACGAAAATCCGCGCGCATTTTCCCAGCGCGATTTTTTACCCGGTCAAAAAACGCTCACATGTGGGTACACGCTCACACACTAAAAAATATAACGATTATTGTGGGTCGCTCACATGCGGGTACATGCCACTCCACTTTATAACGGTTTTTTAACCCGCTCACATGCGGGTACACGTGGGTACACGCGCACGCGCACGCGCACGCGCACGCGCGACGGCCTTGTGCTTTTAGCTGATCGGACTTTGTGGACATGGCAAACATCCGGGTACATTTGGCTTTTGGCCGAAGGCCCCGGGTAGGGCCGACGGCCGACCGGTCACGCCCACGCACCCCCCACAAACATTTTTTAAAATTTTTTTTGCTACACTTCAGCCATGTTCAAATCTTTGCCACTAACCGTCAGAAATGTTCAGGCAACAGAGGCGCGTCTTCAGTCGATCTACGACGCGGCGAAGTTAGGTCTGAAAGGTGACTCGCTGGCGCTGGCTGCTGGTATGCTGCCCGCTGAATATCGGCAACTGTGTCAGCTAGATCCGTTAGCGGAAATGGCAGAACAAAAAGGCCGCGCTGATAACGAGCGTGAGATCTCGCAGGTTCTTAATAACGCGGCGTTAAATGGCGACGCTAAAGCCGCGTTAGAGATCCTGCGTCACCGGCACGAGTGGACGGCCAAGCAGGAAGTCAGCGTTGATGTGTATCAGCGGATCAGCATCACACAGGCGCTAGAAGCCGCGCAAACCAGAGTGCTAGAGAATGCAAAAAACGATC